TTGTATGATTGCTTGGATTTCTTGACACTAGGTTTCTTCCAGGTGGTCCATCCCTGAAAAACCCTCTGTTTGTATTCATCAGAGTTTGAATCCCACTCTTCAGAGACATTCTTGTCATCATATAGGGTTATTTTGGACATATTTCTCCATGCAAGGAAAGGGGCCGATTCTCATCGGCCCATTCAATTGTCAGAACTCTTCAATCAATCGTGTAAAAACACGCAAGATTGATGGTTCCAGTGAGGGCTGCGGTTGCCGTGGTGAGGATCACAGTGGTTTCTGCAGTGAGTGCATAACCAAATGCGTCAATACCTGTTCCACTTACTCCTCCCAAAAGAGTCAGATTGCTATCTGATGCATGTGCCTTCGGGTGCATGTAGTGGACTTTGTTGGCATCTCCACAGATTGACTCTGTGATGAACCGATTGGGATCACTGGAATCTCCAACCTGAAGGGTTCCTGACGAACTCAGATCATCTGTGATCAAGATCATCTGCCAGATTCTTGCTCCATTTGGAAGCTTGAACATGGAGATGGTGGACCCTGATGCAAGGCTGGATGCCTCATAAGTGTCGTATGCGACCCTCATGCGACCACCAACTTCTGACACAGGCACTTGTGACTGTGCAGACGTGGAGCCAGACTCGATTGGGTAATTTTTGGTGTAATTTACACCATATACTGCTGCCATTTCTAATCTCCTGGCTCAGGGTTAAGTGGGATCACATGCGATTTCAACAACACGCTCTTCCTCAAGACGTGCTGCGCCAATCGTCATCTCATAATAGACCTGCGTGGAATAACGCTTGTCTGGACGTTCAGAGATCCTTGCTCGTATATCATCAAAGATCGCCAATCCAACTCCGCTACGATGCCAACAAACAACCAGTTGATCACTGCTGGAATCGGTGTTGAGGAGTTCGGTCCGGATGAACTTGAATCCCATGAAAGTATCAATTTCTCCTGCGACCAGGCTACGCACAGAGTTGTAGTCTGCTGATGCAGCACTAATTCCCTGTACTCCGGATGCACCTCCCATTGAGAAATCTGCAAGCATATTTGAAATCTGCTTTGCATTGATTGCACAAAAGAGGTTTGGAGATCCATCCAGACCATAATCGTCTGCTTCTCCTGCACCCAAAATTTCTCGTGCTTTCAGCAGTTTTCCAAGGGTGAGTCCCTTGTCTCCTGACCCTGTGTCATAGGTGTGGAAATCAACTGCAACCTTCTGTCCTGAAGGAAGTGCGATTGCCGTGGATGCATCAGATCCGGAGGTTCCAGAGGAGTCGCCAAAGGCGTTTCCACTGATTGCATCCAGAAGCTCATCATCAATTGCCCTTCCCATTGCATATGCTGCATTCTGGGCATATGGACTGGTGGGGTCAATGATCATCTTCACACGATCAACATTGTCAATCAGATCTCCCCAGTTGTAACTCACTGGAGTGATTCGCCTGCGGTCATGAGGAGTCGAGATGAGTGGAGTGTCTGCATGTCGAGAAGTCACCTTCTGTGGTGCAGTTGATCCAACCCGGTCCATGAAGACCTCTTCTCCACGAACTCCTGTTTTGAGCGTGACTGCATTACGCAGTCTGCTTCCTTTCTGTTGGACTAAAAAGTCCACATTTGCCATGTACTGCTTGACAAATGCAGTTGTTACTTGAGTAGACATAATCCGTCCTTGTTTTGGTGAAACGATTACTCGCTTCGACTCACGAATGACGGATTATCTACCAGAGGTAGGTCCGACTCAGAGATCTCAGGTCAGGCCATTACGGTTATCTGACTAACCTGCTGCCTCGTATAGTCGTTGCATTTGAGTCACGGCATCCGAATGCCGTGGGTGGTACTGGTTGTAGTACCTCTCTGTGAAATCCTTGTCGTTTAGAAGTTCATCAATTCTTGTCTTTGCAGATCCTGAAGAGATTCCTCCAATTCGACCTTCTTGATTGCCTGTCAATGAACCATCCTCTGTGAGGATCTGTCCAATCTGGGCAAACATCCTTACAAGCGCAGGGTGAGTTCCCAACCCTGTCTTGTTCATGACATCAAGTGCGTCTTCATCTGCAAACTGATGAAATGCTCTTTCTGCCAACTGTTTGTTTTTGACATAGGAATCTCCCCACTCCTTCTGAAGTGCGGCGACCCACTGAACTTGCTCTGATGCGAAATCCTCATTATCCTTCTCGTCCACACTTGCTTGGGTGTCACTGTACCAGTTTAGAAGTTCAGATGCCTGCTTCTGGTTAAGTCCCAACTGATGTGCTTGTTGTCGAAAACCATCTGCCAAGTCTCCTGTGCCGTTCAACTCGTAGCCCTCTGGAGATTCTGGTCTTCCTAGTGCGGAAAATACTCCATTCCAATCTGCATTCTCTCCTTGTGGAAGTTGCAGCAACTGCTCTGAAGGAACTCCCAACTTCTTGTTTGCATGAATGTAACTCTTTGCGAGTGCATCCCAAGATTTGAAGTTCTTCAAAACTGGTTCATGCCTGATGTCTTCAGGCAAGCTCTCTATGTTTAGTGCAAGTGGATCTGTAGATTCAGATCCTCCTGTTCCTCCAAGGATTGACCCTCCTTCATGCATTTCTGCAGAGGGGGGTGCCTCAGTCTGGGTTGTACTCATCTCTTCCATCTGTGGATTCTCGTGCAAGACGTTCCAAATCCTTTGTGTTTAATCCAAGGTAGTTCATAATATCAACTACTACACTTCTCCTTCCATCTCGAAAGGCACTTATCTGGGGGTTCTCTACTGTGATTACATCAAAAACGTGGTTTCTTCTTGCGAGATCCTCTAGAAACCTCTGTCCATCATCACTTTTGAAAAGTCTGTCATACAGTGCTTTGCGGTCCCGCTCCTTCTTTCTGATCATACAGGTAACTGACTCTTTGCAACTGCAAGTCCTGCTTGTGCGTCATTCCTTCTTGATTGACTCACAAGATTGTCTGCCTCTGCAACCTGAAGGTTACTCTGTAGGAGCATCTGCTCCTCTTGTGCCTGCCTCTGTGCAAGCATCAACTCCTGCATCTCCTCTTCTGTTCTCAAAACACTAGGAGGAACTCTAAGGATCTCTGCACCTAATTCTGCAATTCGTCCTGTGTTGAACCTCTGAACTACAGAGGGGTCAATCTGTGCAATTGGAAGAAGAAACTGGATTAGTTGTGCGATACTGTTTAACTCTCCTGTTCTCATTGAGATGCTTACAGGGTTTGCATACTCTACTCTGAAATCTGCATTCATTAGTGCAGGAGGTGCAGGAGAAAGCATTCCATTGCTTTCCATGACTCCTAGGGTTCTCATAACCATTGGTGCCAAAAACTCCACCTCCTGCCGTGAGACGATTGGACCAAGGACTGAGAGTCGGTCTCTTTGACGTGCGTTGATCTCTGTTGCACTAAACCTCATGACATCTCCATCTGCAGCAGTTGGTCCTGGAAGTTCAAGGAGATCCAAAAAGAAAGTCTTGTTGATGGATTCTCGGACTTGTCCAATCTTTGATTCATTCAAATCAAGACGACCTCCTGTCTGCAGGGGGATAATCCTGTCATCCCTTCCTAGTCCTGCACGGTAATAATTCAATCCTCCTGGTTGTGTTCTAACAGGGTTTAAGAATCCATCATCTGGAACCAAAAGTGGTGGGTCCACCACCTTTTGAAGTGCCTTTAGTCCAACCTTCTCCATCAGGTTTATCATCTTTACATCTGGAAGTGCAGAGGTTCCTGGGCCTCGTCCATATAATTCTTCAGAGTTTCTTGACCACCTGCTGACAATGTATGGAAATTCCTCAAATCCTGATTCTCTCAAAACATGCTTCTGGTCCATCAGGATGTAAACTGACATCCACGGCATGTTTAGGTTTCCAACTGCGTTTACATCGTGGTTTCTCCTCTTCTTCACACAATGAAGACATTCAAACTTCTTGTTTTCATCCTTACTGTTGTATGAACGTAAAACACTCTCTGGAACTCCTTCTTCTCCATATTCTTGAACTAATTGACGTGCAGTGTGTTCATAAACCCTCAGAACTCCATCTACTCTTGAGAGATTATCCTGCATCAAAAAACATTGTCCTAAGAAATAACTCCTGTATCTTGGACCCATGCCTGGTTCATCTACAACATATAAAATTCCTG